TAACATCTACAGACAATACAATCTTTACGAAGTTAAAGACGAATTTAATGAAACATTATATGAAGTTCGTGAAGAAAGAACAAATGTAGATGAGACCTTAAACTTTGATACCATTACAGAATAATGTCAGTAAGAAAGAAAGTACCTAGTCAAGCTGCTAGTGGAGCCGAAACATTTAGTGATTTTTTAGTTGGTAGACAAATTACTGACGGAACATCCGCACTTACTAATACTGTATTTGAGTTAGATAAAGTGATTCCTGAAAAGGACGCAAAAACTTTCAAAACAAATCCATTTTCTAATTTTTTAACATTAGACACATTAAAAGAGGAAAGTGACGCACCAACCACCACTCAATCTGTTTCTAAAAAAAGAAGTGATGAGATTAAATTCAAATCAAACAAAAGAAATGCGGATAAATCATTATTCGGTTCTTTAAAAAATAGAATATTAGTCTCAATAAAAAAAATAATAACTAAATTTCCTGCTGGTTTTTATGTTGATGCAAATAGTCCTATTGGTAATAGTACATATTCGGCATTGAATGTATCCTACAATACAAATTTAAATAGAACAACATTTTACGTTGAAAGAAGTAAAATTTTTAATCCATTTGAAATTGTTTTTACCACACCAGGTAGCATTATTAAACCGGAAACAGAAAATGAAGTAAGAAATTTTTATTCGTCATATACAAAATATGTTGTTATTGTTGATGGTGAACCATATCCAATTATTGAATATGCTGAACCAAATAATAACAATCAGATTAAATTTGTAGTTTCTGGTAAATTATTTAATGCTCAATCATATAGTTCGAATCTTTTATTTAGACCAAATGATGGTATAGTTGAAGAATTTTTTAGTGGATTAGACGATTTAGAAGAATCATTAATGAATAGGGATACAAATCCAATTTATTCATCTAATTTCCAAGTACCGAGAGATAATTCAGACAACAGTAAAACATCCCTTGTTAATGTACAATACAGTTGGCCAGTAAGTACTGATGGTTGGAACATACAAATTTCAGGTATTGATTATGAAAGTTATGTTCGTAATTTAAGTACAATATCGGATGAGATTGACGATTATAAATCTAACTTAATGGTTAGATTTTTGGCGTCGCCACAGTTATTTGAATTTGATACTGATGACCAAAAGGCACAAAGCGTATTTCAATTATATGGTCAAAGTTTTGATAGTGTAAAAAAATTCATTGATAACATTGCTCACATGAGAAACGTAAGTTACGATGGTATCAATAACTTACCTGACATTTTATTAAAGAATTTAGCGGAAAATATCGGACTTTCCGGTGTGCCATTATTTGACGAGAAATCATTGGATGAGGTTCTTTACTCTAGAACCAAATCAAGTTATGATGGAGTATCAAATGGATATAATTTAATTGAGGCCGAATACGAATTTTATAGAAGACTTCTTGTAAACTTAGCTTATATTTTTAAATCAAAAGGAACAAAGTCATCAATAAATTTCTTTCTAAAATTTTTAGGAGCACCTGAACCACTTATAAAGATTGATGAATATATCTATAAGGTTACATCAATGCCGGCAAGTTTTGATTTACAACAAGACATTTATGATGTTATTGTTGGTGAGAAAACATACACATATGCAGTATTTGACACTACAGGTTACACATATAATAAAGTAACATATACTGCCGCTACAACATTTGATAGAACGGGTTATCCTGTTGATGAAACTACGGGTTTACCGAGAAGAGCGTTTAACACAACTGAAAATATTTTCTTTGGTGCTGGTTCGGGATGGTATGATAATACTTTATCTCACCGTTCACCATCAATTCTTGATACTGAGAATTCAATATTAACAGGTAGAACTAAAACTATTAAAACAAAAAATAAACCATACACATATGGTGAGGATTATTTTGATAATTTTAGAACTTTACCCGGTTTAGATACGGGTTATGGATTAACACCGGTTATTGATAATAAAAAAGGTAGTCATGTTGAGGATGATTCATCACTTATTTTACAAAGAAAAAATATTGGGGTATATATTTCATCATCTAGAGCAGTTGACTATGATATTTTTAGAAAAGGTAGAGAACTAGAATTATCTTTCGGTTCAAATACACTATATCCACAAACAGGTATAACATTTGCTCAATTTATTGACAGTGTTGCAAATAAACTTGTTTTTAATTCACATAAAATTAGATATAAAAAGAATTATATCCAACTTGAAGATGTTTATAGTGATTATTTTAGTCAAACAGGATTTACACCATATCATTTTATTGATTCATATGAATTTATTGATAGGTTATCACCATATTGGGCTCAGTTACTCGAACAAATAATTCCATCAACCACACTTTGGACGGGTGGTAATTTAATTGAAAATAATGTTTTGGGTAGACCAAAATATCAATATAGATTAGATTGCCAACCACTACAGTTTATTGAGGAGTTATATCCTGACTTTGAAAATATAATTGAAGAAGATTTAGAAACATTAATTGGTGAGGAAAATAATTTTAGAGATTTGGTTTCAATTACCGGAGTTAGTTATTATCCAATTATTGAAATTGATGGAAATATTTTTACCGGAAACACGATAACAGTTAGTGGGACAACATCATATTCCGGTGTTAGTGCTCAATTGTTTAATAATCCATCATTTCCTCAGACAGGTTGTACCGATTTAAATACAAGAACGGCAGCACTTCCACTTATTTGTGATTATAAAGATTATTTAAACCCTGACGTTAATACGATTGAAGATTTATGGATTGAATCTCTTATTGATTTAATTGATAATGTTGTAAATAAATCTGTAACGGGTTATACTGCCGGTTATGAAGATTATGCACCATATACTGCGGCAACAAGTGGGTCAACCTATGAATGGGAATACAAACCATTAATTACATATGAATTTTTTACGGATGTTGATGGAAAGAAAAAAATAAAATTCTCATCAATAAAATACGGTGTAAGAGATTGTTCAGTAAAAGATTATTTTGACTATAGATTTGAAAGTGAATATAGTATATCAAAAAATAGTGATAAAATTAGCGTTGAAGTTACCACAAATGGTGATTATTATTGTGTTAATCCTGAAGACTGTCAATTAGTTACTGATTTATATATCGAAGTAATTGGGTCAACAAGAGTTGGGGTACAAAATGGTACTGATTGGTCATTCTACATTTATGCAAACTGCGTTAATAATTATAACCAAAATGCAGACATTTATATTGAAAAAGTCGATGAATGTATTTTTAAAATAACAGGAGTAACCGATACGGATATTATTGATTTTAATATTGTTGATGCAGCAAATAAAGAAGTTAAATTTAGGATTGAAGGGTTAACCGCAAAAGTTGAGCAAGACCCATGTGGTAAAAGTCATAATGAAATTTTTGAAATATCGGGATATCAAGGTAGTAGTGGAAATACCATCTCAACATTAACGGGTTCAACATATTGTGATAATTACACAGGATACACCATTCAACCTAAAGTAGAATATAAATCTAATTTTGATTATGGATTAAGGTGTGATTCTATTGTTTTAATAATACCATCGGGAACAACTATTAATAATACAACAACCAGATATAACATTGAATCATATATAACTGGGGGAACAATAACTGAAAAAAGTGTTTGTGATTTATTGGTTGGTGATTATATTTTATCAGCGGATTATATACCATGTAGTGGATTTACAAATCAAAATCTACAAAACGCAATTATTAGTGGATATTCATCCACATTTACTTATACCAAATTGCAGGTTACAGATAAAGAATGTTTATCTTCAATTAAAAGAAGTTTAATTACCGGATTAACATCAAATGGTGATTATGAAATATTTGAAGTTTTACCAAATACGGAATTAAGAGTTTATACAAATAGATTAATTGAGGATTACGGTCAAATAACAAATAGTATTTATCATTTTGATGATAGATTCCCTGAAGAGTTACAAATAAAACCAGAAAACTTTATTGACCCATGTTGCGACCACGGAAAAGAATTATATAATCATGGAGATTATTTAATAAACCAATATGGTGACATAATAGAAGTTATTGATGTAGATTTAAATTACTGTGAATCAGGATTGTACTTTAATTTAAATTTCGAATTAAACAACACACCACTAACAGATGAATTTGTTGTCGTTTTCAACGGAAATACGGACGAACAAATCCTAATGAAACACAAATACAATAAACATCCAAACATCGGATTTAATCTCGGTCAATATTAT